GCGATAATTTTACTCATCATCCTTCACATCAGGCCCTGTAGACAGAGTGGTGATTACTTCTGGAGTGGATTCAGATTAAACATCTCATTGCTAATGTTTGAGGTTAAGCATCTGGCGCGCGGTAAGCGGTTGCGTTGAAATAAGAGCCAGTCCATTACAAATTTCATCAAGCGTTATTGGTAAGGGTGATAATTATGAGATACCTCTTCACTAAGAGTAATCTTAAGGGTAATGTGTAACCTCACTTTTTAATACGGAGGTTGTAATGTTAGAGAATTATTTCCCTTCAGGAATAGGTGCTCAGCCTGTAACTCAAGCTCAAAAACAGAGGGTTATAGCTGTTCAAGCTGCCCTTGAATTAGTTAAGGCCTCACTTTCTTCTGCAGGTGGTCAGGCTACAAGTGCAAAATTTGAACAGGAATTAAAAGCAGCTATTGGCTTAATTGAACCATTAGCCGATGCCATTCAGAAAGCAATCAGCAAAGAATAAATAAACCACCTGCATTTTGTTTTATTTCCCAACTAACGGGTGTAATAATCTTAATGTTTCCCGTGGATAGATAAGACAATAAGTATTCACCTTCAAGATATAAACGGGCCTCGCTAATGCGAGGCTTTTTTACGCATTGTAAGCGTGCACCAAAGAGGGGATATAAATGCCACCACGAACCCCAAAAGCCTGCCGTTTTCGCGGTTGCCGCAATACCACTACAGATACGTCAGGCTATTGCGAAAGCCACAAAAGCGAGGGCTGGAAGCAATACAAGCCAGGACAATCCCGTCATCAGCGCGGTTATGGTTCGAAGTGGGACAGTATCCGCGCGGGTGTCCTGAAGCGTGACAAAGGCCTGTGTCAGTTATGTCTGCGTGCTGGTGTGGTGCGTGAGGCGAAAACCGTTGACCACATCATCCCTAAAGCGCATGGCGGCACTGATGCCGACTGTAATCTGCAGAGTCTGTGCTGGCCGTGTCATAAGGCGAAGACGGCCCGTGAACGACTTAAGTGATAATAATTCTCAACTGTCTGAGGGGAGGGGCGGGTCAAATCTCTGTGACCTGACGTCTTCCGGACTGCCCGCCCCATCGTTTTTTTATACCCGCGAAAAATGAAATTTAACCAGGAGTGCCGCATATGGCTGGAACGGCGGGGCGTTCCGGGCGTCGCCCCAAGCCAACGGCGCGCAAGGCGCTGGCCGGAAACCCCGGAAAGCGAGCCCTGAACAAAGATGAACCCGTTTTTACGCCCATCAAAGGTGTTGAGCCACCGGAGTGGTTCGCTGAAGAAGAGCTCCCTCTCGCCACGATCATGTGGCAACTGACAACCAAAGAACTCTGCGGTCAGGGCCTGCTGTGCGTGACTGACCTCGCAGTGCTTGAGCGGTGGTGCGTAGCCTATGAGTTCTGGCGACGTGCTGTGAAAAATATTGCCAGACAGGGCAACACCATCACCGGTGCAATGGGCGGCATGGTCAAAAATCCGGAGCTGACCGCCAAAAAAGAACAGGAGTCCGAGATGAGCAGTACGGGGGCAATGCTCGGACTCGACCCCAGCAGCCGCCAGCGTCTGATTGGCCTGGCGGGGCAGAAGAAAGCCACTAACCCGTTTCTGAAAATTATCGAATCATGAGCCGGAAATCTTACCCCAACGTAAATGCTGCCAATCAGTATGCCCGGGATGTCGTGCGCGGAAAGATTGTGGCCTGCCAGTTTGTGATTCAGGCCTGCCAGCGCCATCTTGATGACCTGATGGCGGAAAAAAGTAAGTCGTTTCGTTACCGCTTCGACAAGGACCTGGCTGAACGGGCCGCCAAATTTATTCAGCTGTTGCCGCACACCAAGGGTGAGTGGGCATTCAAGAGGATGCCCATCACGCTGGAGCCGTGGCTGCTCTTTGTGATCTGCTGCGCGTTTGGCTGGGTCAATAAAGGCTCCCGGCTGCGCCGCTTCCGGGAGGTGTATACCGAAATCCCCCGTAAGAACGGCAAATCGGCAATCTCTGCCGGTGTCGCCCTGTATTGTTTTGCCTGTGATAACGAGTTCGGCGCGGAAGTGTATTCCGGTGCCACGACGGAGAAACAGGCATGGGAAGTCTTTCGTCCGGCAAGACTGATGTGTAAACGCACACCCATGCTGACGGAAGCGTTCGGGATTGAGGTTAACGCCTCAAACATGAATCGTCCGGAGGATGGCGCGCGGTTTGAACCGCTGATCGGTAACCCCGGTGATGGTTCATCACCCCACTGTGCGGTGGTGGATGAATATCACGAGCACGCCACCGATGCGCTTTACACCACGATGCTTACCGGGATGGGGGCGCGACGTCAGCCACTGATGTGGGCCATTACTACTGCCGGGTACAACATTGAGGGGCCGTGCTACGACAAGCGACGGGAAGTTATCGAGATGCTCAACGGGTCGGTACCCAACGATGAACTGTTCGGGATCATCTATACCGTTGACGAAGGCGATGACTGGACCGACCCGCAGGTGCTGGAAAAAGCTAACCCGAATATTGGCGTGTCGGTTTATCGCGAATTTTTGTTAAGTCAGCAGCAGCGTGCGAAAAATAACGCCCGTCTGGCAAACGTCTTTAAAACAAAACACCTCAATATCTGGGTGTCGGCGCGTTCGGCGTATTTCAACCTGGTGAGCTGGCAGAGCTGCGAGGATAAATCACTGACCCTTGAGCAGTTCGAGGGGCAGCTGTGCATTCTGGCCTTTGACCTGGCGCGTAAGCTGGATATGAACAGCATGGCGCGACTTTATACCCGCGAGATTGACGGTAAAACGCATTACTACAGTGTGGCCCCGCGTTTCTGGGTACCGTATGACACGGTGTACAGCGTCGAGAAAAATGAAGATCGACGGACAGCCGAACGCTTTCAGAAATGGGTGGAAATGGGCGTTCTGACCGTTACCGATGGTGCGGAGGTGGATTATCGCTACATCCTCGAGGAGGCCAAAGCGGCGAACAAAATCAGCCCGGTCAGTGAGTCACCCATCGACCCCTTCGGGGCGACCGGGTTGTCACATGACCTTGCTGATGAAGACCTGAACCCCATCACTATCATTCAGAACTACACCAACATGTCCGACCCGATGAAAGAGCTGGAAGCGGCAATTGAATCGGGGCGCTTTCATCATGATGGCAATTCCATCATGACCTGGTGTATCGGCAACGTGGTCGGCAAAACCATTCCGGGTAACGATGATGTGGTGAAGCCCGTCAAAGAGCAGGCGGAAAACAAAATCGATGGTGCAGTTGCGCTGATTATGGCGGTTGGCAGAGCCATGCTGTACGAGAAAGAAGACACGCTGTCTGACCACATTGAGTCCTATGGGATCCGCTCGCTTTAACTGAGGTAATTATGATCATGCTGATTCTCGCGCCTTTGGTGGGCGTGCTGGGGGCGCTTTTGCTGGCGTATGGTGCCTGGCTGATTTATCCCCCGGCGGGGTTTGTTGTTGCTGGGGCGTTGTGCCTGTTCTGGTCGTGGCTGGTGGCGCGATATCTCGACCGTACACAGTCGTCTGTCGGCGGAGGTAAATAGTGTTCTTTTCGGGATTATTTCAACGAAAAAGTGACGCACCGGTGACCACGCCAGCAGAGCTGGCGGATGCTATCGGGTTGTCCTACGACACCTATACCGGAAAGCAGATCAGCAGCCAGCGGGCCATGCGACTGACGGCGGTTTTTTCCTGTGTCAGGGTGCTGGCGGAGTCGGTCGGGATGTTGCCCTGCAACCTGTATCACCTGAACGGCAGCCTGAAGCAGAGAGCCACTGGCGAACGTCTGCATAAGCTGATCTCCACGCATCCCAATGGCTATATGACGCCGCAGGAGTTCTGGGAGCTGGTGGTCACCTGTCTGTGCCTGCGGGGAAACTTTTACGCCTACATTGAGCTGAAACGTCCGGCAGGTGGTGCGCAAAATAAACTGGCCACCGAGCATAAAGAAGCGTTTGTGGGCTTCCTGCGTAAAGGCCGTGAAGATGGTCTGCGCGATCTGGAGCGCAAGGCATTACAGGTGGGCACCGATGAAGACGGTGGCTATGCCGTGCCGGAAGCGCTGGATCGCAACATTCTGACCTTGCTGAAAGATGAAGTGGTGATGCGCCAGGAAGCCGCGGTGATCACCGTTGGCGGTTCCGACTACAAAAAACTGGTGAATCTGGGCGGCACGGCTTCCGGATGGGGTGGCGAGACTGACGCGCGCTCCCAGACTGCCACCTCCAGACTGGGGCTGATTGAACCTTTCATGGGGGAAATCTACGGTAACCCGCAGGCCACCCAGAAAATGCTGGATGATGCCTTTTTCAACGTGGAGGCCTGGATCAACAGCGAGCTGGCAACCGAATTTGCCGAACAGGAAGAAATTGCCTTTACCACCGGCGATGGTACCAAGAAGCCGAAAGGGTTCCTGGCGTATGAATCCACTGATGAAACCGATAAGGTCCGGGCGTTCGGCAAACTTCAGCATATTGTATCCGGCGACGCGACTGCGGTGACCGCAGACGCCATTATCAAACTGATTTACACGCTGCGAAAGGCACACCGCACCGGCGCGAAGTTCATGATGAACAACAACAGCCTGTTTGCCATCCGTTTGCTGAAAGACAGCGAGGGTAACTATCTGTGGCGTCCGGGGCTGGAACTGGGGCAGCCGTCCTCTCTGGCGGGTTACGGTATCGCTGAAAACGAACAGATGCCGGATATCGCCGCTGATGCGAAAGCCATTGCATTTGGTAACTTCAAACGGGGTTACACCATCGTTGACCGTATCGGCACCCGCATTCTGCGTGACCCGTACACCAATAAACCGTTTGTCGGTTTTTATACAACCAAGCGCACCGGCGGGATGCTGGTCGATTCGCAGGCCATCAAACTGCTGAAGATTGCTGCGGCGTAATCATTCAGGGGCGCGGAACCGCGCCCCCTGTTCTGACGGGTGAAGAATCATGATCCTGAAACAAGATCTGAAATGGTCACCGGACGGTATGCGTGTTGAGGTCATTCGGGCCGGTGAGTATGACGACGGGGCGCTTCCTGCCCGGGTGCAGGAGATTGCACTTCAGGCCGGGTTAGCAGAGCGCGGAACCAGTGCAAAAAGCAGTAAAGCGGCAAAAGAGAAAAAAGCCACGACCAGTAAAGAGGGCTGAGTATGCTTCTGACAATGGAAGAGATTAAAGCCCAACTCCGGCTGGATGAGGATTTCGATGCTGATGACCGCCATCTGCAACTGCTGGCCTGTGCGGCGCAAAAGCGGACGGAAACGTATCTGAACCGGAAGCTCTATGCACCGGATGAATCCATTCCGGACAGCGATCCGGACGGGCTGCACCTGCCGGATGATATTCGTCTGGGGATGCTGATGCTTATCAGCCATTTTTACGAAAACCGCTCGTCGGTTACGGAAGTGGAAAAACTCGACATGCCGCAGAGTTTTGGCTGGCTTGTCGGCCCGTACAGGTACTTTCCGCAATGAAAATTCGTCAGGCGCAGATCAGCGCAACCTACATTCTGCCGGACCCCGGTGAACTGAATAAACGCGTCCTGATCCGCCTGCGGGTGGATATGCCCGCGGATAACTTTGGCGTGGAGCCTCAATACCCGGTTACGTTCTGGACATGGGCGAAGGTTATCCAGACCAGTGCCACCACCTGGCAGGAAACCGCGCAGACCGGGGACGCCATCACCCATTACATCACCATTCGTTACCGCCGGGGGATCACCGCTGATTATGAGGTGGTCTGTGATGACAGTGTGTACCGGGTGAAACGTCAGCGCGATCTGAACGGGGCGCGGCGCTTTCTGCTGCTGGAGTGTACGGAGCTGGGCGAATTTACGCAGAGTCACGGAGGCAGCAATGGCGACTCCCTTTTTTCACGTTGATGTTCAGCAGCCCGCGGAGATGCGCTTTAACCGCGCCCGTGTCCGGCGGGCGTTTGTCACGATTGGTCAGCGTCATATGCGTGATGCCCGTCGGCTGGTGATGCGCCGTGCGCGGTCGGCACCGGGTGAAAACCCCGGTTATCAGACCGGACGCTTGGCTCGTTCGATTGGTTACATGGTGCCGGGAGCCAGTAAAAAGCGAGTCGGTTTTATGACACGCATTGCCCCTAACCAGCGCAACGGGAGGGGGAACCGGATGATCTCTGGTGACTTCTATCCGGCGTTTCTGTTTTTTGGTGTCCGGGGAGGAGCAAAACGTCGTCACAGTCATCATCGTGGTGCATCCGGTGGCAGCGGCTGGCGACTGGCTCCACGTAATAACTTCATGGTGGAAACGCTTGAAAAGAACCGCAGCTGGACACGCTATTTTCTGGCGCGGGAATTACGTAAATCACTGAAGCCGGAGCGACGACGCAGATGAAACTGACGCCTGTTATTGCTGCGCTGCGTGCCCGCTGCCCGTATTTTGAAAACCGGGTGGCAGGTGCGGCACAGTTCAAAAATCTGCCGGAGGTCGGAAAGCTGAAACTCCCGGCGGCGTATGTGGTACCGGGTGATGACTCTCCTGGAGAAAACAAAAGCCAGACCGACTACTGGCAGGAGCTGAAAGAGGGCTTCTCCGTGGTTGTCATACTGAGTAACGGGCGTGATGAGCGCGGTCAGTTTGCCTCGTATGATGTGGTGGACGATGTCCGGCAGATGCTCTTTAAGGCCCTGCTGAGCTGGAACCCGGAAGCGTGCGGTAACCCGATTACCTATGACGGCGGCACGCTGCTGGATCTGAATCGTCATGAGCTGATTTATCAGTTCGATTTTTCGGTCATCAGCGAGCTGACCGAAGACGATACCCGCCAGCAGGATGATCTGAACAGTCTGGATGAACTGCAAACGCTGGCGATTGATGTTGATTATCTCGAGCCCGGTAACGGGCCTGACGGCGATATCGAACATCACACCGAAATAACCCTTCCTTCCTGAGGATCCTCATGTTTGTCAAACCTGTTAAAGGGCGGTCAGTGCCTGACCCTGCCCGCGGCGACCTTTTGCCCGCCGAAGGGCGAAATGTTGACGAGAACAACTACTGGCTGCGCCGTGAAGCAGCGGGTGATATCCGGCGCGTGAATAAAAAGGTGAACACCGATGACGATAAGCTTTAACACCATTCCGTCGAATACGCTGGTTCCGTTGTTTTATGCGGAAATGGATAACCAGGCGGCGAATAAACACCCGCGCAGAGCACTGGCTGGCCTTCCGTCACGCATCCGGCACTGAACAATGCACCGGCGGTGAAAAGCACGGTTGACCTGCCAACGTGGGAAGAACTGACTGACATTCGCGACACACTGAATACGGCAATTGATAAGGAGTTGTCCCGTACAACCAGTGATGCGCTGTTTCTGGCGCTGCGCCGGGTGAAAGCAGATCTGAATGCGGATATCAACACGCGCCTTGAACAGTCTGCACGGATCATTCAGCGCACGCCGGATGAGGTTTTACCCGCGCTGGTGCTGGCGGCGACCTGGTTTGATAACGCGGCGCGTGACGGGGACATTATCCGGCGTAATGCCATTACGCATCCCGGCTTTGTGCCGGTGATCCCTCTGAAGGTGCCAGTGCAATGAACGATAACGTCACGCTACGGGTAAATGGCCGGGAGTGGAATGGCTGGACATCGGTGCGCATCGGTGCCGGTGTTGAACGACTGGCGCGGGATTTCAGTGTGGAGATCACTCGCCAGTGGCCGGGAGATGAGGGTATCACCACGCTTCAGCCGCGCATTAAAAACGGTTCAAAAGTGGAAGTGCTGATTGGTGATGAGCTGGTGATCACCGGCTGGGTGGAGGCGACTCCCGTTCGTTACGATGCCCGTTCGGTCAGCACCGGTATTGCCGGACGTAGTCTGACGGCTGACCTGATTGACTGTGCAGCCGAACCGACACAGTTTAACGGACGCTCGCTGGTGCAGATTGCGCAGGCGCTTGCTGCGCCTTTCGGCATTGAGGTGGTGAACAGCGGTGCGCCGTCGGGTGTTATTCCTGATGTTCAGCCTGATCACGGTGAAACGGTGATTGAGGTAATCAACAAAATACTCGGTCAGCAGCAGGCGCTGGCTTACGACGACCCGTACGGCAGGCTGGTGATTGGCGGTATTGGCTCAACGCGGGCACATACCGCGCTGGTACTTGGGGAAAACATCCTTTCCTGTGATACGGAGAAGAGTATCCGGGAGCGGTTTTCTGTTTACCAGGTGGCGGGGCAGCGTGCCGGAAACGACGATGATTTCGGTGAGGCCACCACCACCGCGCTGCGGGCCCGCACAGAGGACGCATTTATTGCCCGTTACCGTCCGATGTATATCAGGCAGACAGGGCAGCCCACGGGGGCAGGCTGTATTGCGCGTGCTGACTTTGAAGCCCGACAACGGGCGGCGCGGACGGATGAAACCACCTATGTGGTGCAGGGCTGGCGACAGGGTAACGGTACGCTGTGGCAGCCCAACCAGCGGGTGATTGTCTTCGATCCGGTCTGTGGTTTCGACAATACCGAACTGCTTGTCTCGGAAGTCACGTTTACTCAGGACCAGAACGGCACCCTGACGGAAATCCGTGTCGGCCCGCCTGATGCTTATCTGCCTGAACCCGAAGCCCCCGGCGCGCGGGAAAAGAAAAAAGCCAGAGTACAGGAGGACCCGTTCTGATGAGGACGATTGAAGCCATGCAGCGACAACTTCTCGGCCTGATTGGGCGGGCAGTGGTGAAAAGCATCAGTGCCGCCACGAAATGTCAGACCGTGGATGTGTCCCTGATTGCCGGTGAATCCAAAGCCGGGGTTGAACATCTTGAACCCTACGGTTTTACCGCAAGGGCAAACAGCGGTGCGGAAGCGGTGGTGTTGTTTCCGGATGGCGACCGTTCTCATGCGGTGGTTGTTACGGTGTCGGACCGGCGCTACCGCCTGAAAGGGCTGCAGACGGGTGAGGTGGCTGTCTATGACGATCAGGGGCAGTCCGTGACGCTGACCCGGGAGGGGATCGTGGTGGACGGTGCAGGTAAAACGATCACGTTTCACAATGCGCCTAAGGCACGTTTTGAAATGGACCTGGAGGTGACCGGACAGGTGAAAGACCTGTGCGACTCCGGCGGCACCGCCATGTCAGCGATGCGGCTTGCCTATAACGGGCATCGTCACAGAGAGAACGGTCAGGGCAGTAACACCGACAAACCTGATAAAGCGATGGAGGCATGATGGAAGTGTGGCTGACGGTGAACGGTAAATGCACCTGCGCCAGCGCACCGCTGGATCCGCTGACCCGCGCCGTGGTGATTTCTCTGTTTACCTGGCGGCGGGCGGAGCCTGATGACAATGCCGACGTCCCGATGGGATGGTGGGGGGATACCTGGCCTGCGGTACAGAATGACCGTTACGGTTCCCGACTGTGGCTGCTTCAACGCAGCAAACTGACCAATCAACTGGTGCAGACGGTAAGGGGGTATATCCGCGAATGCCTGCAATGGATGATTGATGACGGCGTGGTGTCCCGTATTGATCTGGATATCCGCCGCACCGGGATTAATGAACTGGGTAACAGTATCACTCTCTGGCGTCGTGACGGACCGGTAATGATTTCTTTTGATGATCTGTGGAGTGCGATAACGCATGGCGGACAGTGAATTTCAGCGCCCGACGCTGGCAGAAAATATCAGTATGCTCCGTAACGATTTATTCGCCAGGCTGGACGTCAGCGACACGCTCCGGCGCATGGATGAAGACGTGCGGGCAAAGGTGTATGCGGCGGCGCTGCATACGGTTTACGGGTACATCGATTATCTGGCAATGAACATGCTGCCTGACCTGTGCGATGAGTCCTGGCTGGCGCGACATGCTGCGATGAAACGGTGTCCGCGCAAGGGGGCCACGGCTGCCAGCGGGTATATGCGCTGGGAAGGTGTCAGCGATGGCCTGAAGGTGACCGCCGGGAGTGTTATTCAGCGCGATGACCTGGTTCAGTACACGGCAACTGCCGATGCAACCAGCTCCGGTGGTGTCCTGCGCGTGCCGATCGCCTGCTCAAGTGCAGGCGCGGTCGGTAACGCTGACGACGGTACGTCATTAATCCTGGTCACGCCGGTTAATGGTCTGCCGTCTTCCGGCGTGGCAGATACCCTGACAGGTGGATTTGATACTGAAGAGCTGGAAACGTGGCGCGCCCGCGTCATTGAGCGGTATTACTGGACGCCTCAGGGCGGAGCTGACGGGGACTATGTCGTCTGGGCTAAAGAAGTGCCCGGCATTACCCGCGCATGGACATACCGTCACTGGATGGGAACGGGAACTGTCGGTGTGATGATTGCCAGCAGTGACCTGATTAATCCCATTCCGGAAGAATCAACGGAAACGGCAGCAAGACAACATATCGGGCCACTGGCCCCGGTGGCAGGCTCTGATTTGTATGTGTTCAGGCCGGTGGCGCATAAAGTGGATTTTCATATCCGCGTGACGCCGGACACACCGGAAATACGGGCTGCCATTACCGCGGAGTTGCGTTCGTTCCTGCTGCGTGATGGTTATCCGCAGGGAGAACTGAAGGTATCGCGTATCAGTGAGGCGATTTCCGGTGCGGCACCGTCATTAACCCGTGTTCATCAGCGTGCGGATGCCCTGATGCGGGAGCTGGATCCGCGCACCACCACTGAACTGATAAACCGCTGGGAGCGTCTGTGCGGTCTGCCGGATGAATGTATTCCGGCGGGAACGCAGACCCTTCGCCAGCGTCAGCAACGGCTGGATGCGAAGGTTAACCTGGCGGGCGGCATCAACGAGGATTTTTATCTTGCACAGCTTGCTGCCCTGGGCAGACCAGATGCCACCATCACGCGATACGACAAAAGCACGTTCACCTGCTCATCGGCCTGTACTGACGCGGTGAATGCGCCAGAATGGCGGTATTGCTGGCAGGTCAACATGCCAACCACCACCAACACCACCTGGATGACATGTGGCGATCCCTGTGATTCCGCACTGCGTATCTGGGGTGACACCGTTGTCGAGTGTGTGCTTAACAAACTCTGCCCGTCGCATACCTACGTAATTTTTAAATATCCGGAGTAATCCATGCATCGTATAGACACGAAAACCGCGCAGAAGGATAAGTTCGGCGCGGGTAAGAACGGTTTTACCCGTGGTAACCCCCAGACCGGCACACCTGCCACCGATCTGGATGATGACTACTTTGACATGTTGCAGGAGGAGCTTTGCAGCGTGGTGGAGGCATCCGGTGCCAGTCTTGAGAAGACGCGGCACGACCAGCTGCTTACCGCGCTTCGTGCGCTGCTGTTAAGCCGCAAGAATCCGTTTGGCGATATCAAATCGGATGGCACCGTGAAAACGGCTCTCGAAAACCTTGGTTTGGGAGAAG